GACACATTCACCTACACGGACACCAGCTCTGGCACCACGTCGGGCACCGCCACCATGGTGCATGAGCCGAACTACAGCCCAAGCACAGTTGAGATTGCCGACAAGTTGCACGTCGCATTGAGCGCAGCTCTTGGTGCTGGCTGGACGATCACCAACGGCACCGGCCATTACATCGTGCGAATCACGAAGAACGACGGCACCGATTACACGTTGAGCACCACCGACACCAAGACGGGCCTGGCCACTCAGTCCATCAAAGGCACGGTGGACACCATCTCTGACCTGCCGACCACGGCTGAACACGGTTTCATCGTCAAGATCGCGGGGGCAGCGGCCACTGGAGCTGACGATTACTACGTGAAGTTTGTGGCCAACGCGGGCTCTGGCTTTGGCCATGGCATTTGGCAGGAGACCGTGGCCCCTGGCATCCAGTACCTGTTCGATGCGACAACCATGCCGCACGTGTTGGTGCGAGAAACCGACGGCACCTTCACGTTTCGGAAGTTCACGTGGTCCGGCCGGGTGGCTGGTGACGCCATCACCGCACCGAACCCGAGCTTTGTTGGGTCCACGATCCAGAACGTCAACCTGTTCCGCAACCGACTGGCGTTGTTGGCTGATGAGAACGTCATCCTGTCGGCAGCTGATGCGTACGACAGGTTCTGGCCCGAGTCCGTGCAGACCGTGGTCGACTCCGACCCCATTGACCTCAGTGCCGGCAGCAGAAAGATCAACCTGCTGACGTCGAGCCTGGCCTTTGCTGACGTGTTGCTGGTCTTCAGTCGCAACGGGCAATTCCGGTTGAGTGGTGGCAATGCAATCGCTGCGTCGTTGACACCCAAGACCGCGACCATCACCCAGATCACAGCGTTTGAGATGAGCCAAGCGGTGGACCCGGTGATCGTGGGTCGCACCATGTACTTCCCTGTGCCCAGGGGCGAGTACGGCGGGCTGAGGGAGTTCTTCTTGCCGGACGCATCAGGCCCGGTGCCCACGTCGGAGGAAGTGACGGCAGCGGTGCCACGGTTCTTACCATCAGACCTGTCGAACTTGATTGCGACAGCAGCGGAGGAGGCGGTCTATGCCGTGTCCAAGAGCCAGCCCAGGCGCATCTACCTCTACAAGTTCCTGTTCCAGGGGGACAACAAGCTGCAAAGCGCCTGGGGTTACTGGGAGTTCAACGCCGGCAAGAGCGTCATTGGCATAGACCTAATCGAAAGCGATCTATATGCCGTGGTCCAGTATTCCGATGCCGTGTACTTGGAGCGCATTGTCACTCACCCGGACGCTGTGGACGCCGGCACGACGGTGGAGATGCTGTTGGACCGCAAGACCACGGAGGCCAGCTGCTCCGTGGCGTTGACGACGCCAAGTGGTCTCGATGTCCAGAGCACCATTACCCTGCCGTACCCCATCAACACCAGCACCAGCAACATGGCCGTGGTTGGCCGGTTCTTTGCTGGCAACACCCTGCAGCACGGCCAGGTCGTTCAGGTCCTGTCGTCCACTGCAGCTGGTGGAGCCGGTGGCAACGGCACCCTCACGGTCCGTGGGGACTTGACTGGCGCTGAGTTCTTCGTGGGTGAGCTGTACGACATGCTGTACGAGTTCAGCACCCAGTACCTGAAGGAGCAGCCCCCCGGTGGTGGCATGGCTGTGATTGCAGGACCCAAGCTGCAGCTCCGCACCTGGACCATGCTGTTCGACAAGTCGTCGTCGTTCAGCATCAAGGTCACCCCCCGTGGCCGGGACACCCAGACCTACCCGTACACCGGCTTTGAGATTGGGGACCAGGAGGTCAGCCTGGGTGAGCTGGCTCTCCGCACTTCCAAGTTCCGGGTGCCGGTCATGGCTCAGAACATCGAGGCCAAGATCGAGGTCGTCAGCTCCTCCCCGCTGCCCTGTCGCCTTCAGTCCGCAGAATGGGAAGGTTGGTACCACACCCGAGCTGCGCGTCTGTGACATCTGCGTACACCAGGCCCACCAGGGTTGCCGATATTCCGTATGTGGCCGAGTTCATGCGGGACGAGGACGTGGCCGAGGTGCGGGCGTTCTCTGGTCACGCTCCCCAGGAGTCCCTGCTGCACAGCTTCTTTGCCGGGGACCCCTGCATGACCATGATCGGGCGGGACGGCAGGCCCATGGGCATGTGGGGCGTCGTTCCGCAACGAGACGACCTGGGCACCATCTGGATGCTGTGCACCGATGACCTGGTGCGCGATCGCCTGAACTCCATGCGGTTCCTACGGGAAGCCAGGGACCACTTGGATCGGGTGCAGCGCCGGTACAAGGTCCTTTTCAATTTCGCAGATGCCCGTAACGTGGTGCATATCAAGTGGTTGCGGTGGATGGGGTTCACCTTCATCTCGTCGCACCCCAGATTCGGAACAGAAGGTCGGCTGTTCCATGAGTTCGTGAGGATCTAGAGCTATGTGCGGACCAATCCCAATCATCATGGGCGTCGTCAGTGCCGGCCTTGGCATTGGCCAGGCGGTGGCTGGCGCCCAGGCCGCGCAGCAGCAGGTTAATTTCGCCAATGCCCAAGCCCAGCAAAACTTTGCGTTTCAGCAGATGCAGGCCGGTTCCGCTCGGAACTTTGAGCAGATGCGGGCCAATCAGCAGGAAGAGCTGATGCGGATCAATCGCTTGATGGCCGACAACGCTTACGCCAACGACATCGCCACCCTCAACTCCCGGCTGATGCAGGAGCAGGCAGCTGCGAGTCAGGAGACGCAGAAGGGCGCAATTGCTGGGACCAAGGCCCGAGGTGAGATCATTGCATCCGGCCGTCTGGGCAACACTGTCGACAACTTGGTGGCTGACTTTTACCGGCAGCAGGCCCAGTTCGACTACGCCACCAGCCAGAACCTGGCGTTCACTGGCACCCAAGTCCAGCTCCAGAAACAAGGGGTTGCGGCTGAACGTGGATCCCGGATCGCCAGCCAGCAGCCGTACATTCAGCAGCCGGTGTTGGATCCACTGGAACCCTTGTACCAGAAGGCGCCAAGCATGGCGCCGTTCTTGTTGCAGGGGGCAGGGGCTGCCATTGGTGGCGTCCAGGCCGGCATGAGCACGGCTTCGTCCATGAAAGGGGCTGGCCTCAAAACAAATTACTGGGGCTTCAAGAGGGAATAACTCATGGCACGTCTATCAACCGGTCAGTCCTACGGCGAAGCCGGCCGCGCTACAGCCGCACAGCTCTTGGGTGGCATCCCTACCGACGCGTCTGGCGGCGCCTTGGCTCAAGGCTCGATCAATGCCCCGTCCCTGCAGCCACGGGCGACACCTGTCGACACGTTCCAACGGGCTGGGGCACCGACGCTGGGTGGGCCCCCGAAGATCTTTGCGCCCCCGGATCTGCCGAATCCCGGTCAGGATCTGGCGAACCTGTCCAAGGCCCTGGGTGGGTTCAGCTCCACCCTGCAGAACTTTGGTGAGACATGGCTCGCCAACAAGCAGCAGGAGGACAAGAGGCAAGAGGCAGCCACTGGGGCCCTTGTTGGCCAAGCCAGCAGGTTTGGTCCAGCCCGTGGCATTGCCGACCTGGCTGCCAACCTGGAGAAAGCTGCGGCCCTGGGGAACCCAGATGCAGCCCGCATGCTGCAGGTTGTCCGAGAGAAACAGAACTCTTCGGTTGGCAGGTATTGGCTAGAGCGCTCCGTTGAACAGAACGCAATCCAGAACGCAGCACTGAGCCTGCCGGACCGGATAGCCAACACCTCCACGATCAAGGTGAATGGCAAGGACGTTGAACTCAACACCCTGTCGTCCGACGACCCCAGGTACTTGCAGTACCGGGACGAGCAACTGTTTGGCGGCGCACAGATGTCGCCCCAGGGCTACGCCAAGAACCAAGGCATCATTATTCAGGCGCAGCTCCAGGCCGACCAGGTCCAGCGCAAGAAATACAACACGGCCGAGGCTGGCAGGTTGACAGCCCAGGTCGCGGTTAACAGGCAAAGCATTGCCGCCGATTACATCTCCGTTCGCGGCAAAGGTAACGACGTCTATGCCATTCAGTACGTCGGCCGGGCCCTGCAACAGGAGATTGATTCGATCAGGATCCTTGGCGTGCCGGAGGAAACAAAGACAGAGCTGATCAACAAATACCTTGAAGGGTTTGCCGCCGACGTCGTTTCAGCTGCTAGGTCCCAAGGCTTTGCCATTGTCGACATGGATGCAGTGCTAAAGCCTGCCCTCCGCTCGGTGATGATTGGCCCCGTTGATCAACGGGTCAAGGCAGACGGCACCCCGAACCAAGCCTTGCGCCTGTACAACACCCTGGGCGGCGAAGCGTTTCTGGACCAGGTGGCGGCCAGAGCCAATGCTGCCCAGATCCAAGACAACACCCAGCAAGCCCAAATGGCTGGCATCCAGGAGCAGCAGGCCTACGACGCCCGACTGGCCGCAGCCTTGCCGGAGGGGCGTCGTTCTGATCCGGCTGCCATCAAGAGCTTCTTCCAGGCCGAGCGGAATCGGGCGGCTGTTGAACCTGACGGCATCAAGCGGGCAGCCATGTTCTCGCAGCTTGATGCGTCCGAGCGTCAGTTGACTGAGACTTTTGTGAAGCCAGTCCAGGAGCGATTGGCCCTTCACTACACCCAGCAGTTGGACGCGACCCGGGACGACGAAGCTGCTCGCAACAGGTTGGCGGCCCAGGTAAAGGCCGACGCTGAGGCCGGTCGGCTCTCCAGCGCATCCGCCGTCAGCATCATGGGCACGTTGGCCGCCCAGGGCAACAAGCAGGTGCAGTCCTACCGCAAGGAAATCAACAAGCGCGTTGACGACATACTCAAGCCCTTTGAGGCGTATGCAACAAGCCCTGGGTCTTATGGAGGCCAAGCCGTTGTCGGCTTTGAGTACCAATCCATGTACAACGCCCGAAGCATGGCGAAGCGCAGGCTTGAGGAGGCTGTGGACCAAGCCATCAGGGACAAGAAGGACCCGACCGAGGCCATGAACAAGGTCCAGCTCAACAACAACTTTGGCCTTCGCAAGCGTGAGGACGTCGGTGGCACCCAGGCCCCCACCTACGACAACACCACCGAGTTGATTCGGAAGAACACCGGCAACTGGAGCCGCGGCACTATTGCCCCCCGGGAAGCCAACCAACTGCGGTCCAGTGCCAAGGTCCGTCCGTTGATGAAGCTTGAGTCCTGGGACCGCGACGTCACGGCCTTGCTCAACGGCAATGCCAGCCAGAACTTCAAGACCTT